GAAAAGTATTTACAATCCTTCTAATCCTAAAAAATATAAAGGAAATGCTAGCAATATTATTTGCAGAAGCAACTGGGAGAGGCGTTTCTGTAAGTGGTGTGACTTAAGTGAAAGCATCCTTGAATGGGGTAGTGAAGAATTCTTCATTCCATACTTGTCACCAATTGATAAAAGAGTTCACAGATACTTTCCTGATTTTATCATAAAAGTGAAGGAAAGCACAGGACAGGTGAAAACATATGTTATTGAAGTTAAACCAAAGAAGCAAACTAAAAAACCAACTAGTAAGTCTTCTTTGTTTGAGTGTAAAACCTATGCTATTAATCAAGCGAAGTGGAATGCAGCTCGTGAATGGTGTGCTGATAGATTGATCGAATTTAAAATCATCACAGAAGACGAGTTAGGTATCAATTATGGCAAGAAGGGCTAAACGAAGAAGAGCAGGTGGGCCTTCTTATGAAGAAGTAAAGGCACAAATTGATGCAAGAGAAGAAGAAAAGCGTCTAAAACGCGAAGAACGACAATCTGCAGATGAATTTCAGTTTGAAGGACAAGTAGGCGATAATCGCATTGAACCTGAAAAAGACTCTATTAGAGACTTAGGCGATCCTGAAGAAATGATGCTTGAGATAATGACAATCTTGAATGAAACCGTAGTTATCCCTGATCTTGGTGAAGTATACACTTATATCTACAATGCAAAAACTCCCAAACTTAAATACGATCAACATCCATTAGTCGCTGTGACTAGTGTAAATCGATGGGGATTTAGCGGACTTAATTTTCACTGGAATCAAGTGAGAAACTATACCTGGAATGAGATACCAGGCAGTTTGCATCTCGTCAGAACAAGTGAACTTCAATCATTACTTGATATACCTTATGCATATTATCTCACTAACCCATAAATAGAAAAAAATCTTGTCTCTAATGTCTGCACAAGAAGCAATAAGTGAAGTATCATCATTTAAAATAGATGATTCTGAAAGATATTTCAGAACCGTTTCGACATATGATGAAAATAATAAAATAGTTAATACGTCATTCCAACAAAAAATTGACAAAGATCTTTATGATCAAAGAAAAGAAACAACTCCTGATTTAGTAAAGGAGGGATCTGATGGATCATATTACGTAGTGGTTAGTAATAAATCAAAAAACTCCGATGGTAAAGATAAATTCGTAGATACAATTTATGCAGATTTAGATTTTCAAAAAAAATTTGAAAAAAGAGGTAAAAATTCATTACTTAATGAACTGGAAAAAGGACAAGATGATGCTCTAAAAAAAGCGACAGGAATAACAGATTCAACCTTTAAAGGACAACAAACAACATTCAAAAATACAGTTGCAGCAGTTGACGGATTTTTAGACGGAATAGGTTTTAATATTGATTCAAAAAATCTTCCTCTTAGTTTTGAGGGAAGACGACGATTAAAGTATGATAATCTTTACTATCCACTAAGCATCGCTTCTTCAAAACAAGATAGAATAGTATTCTCGATGCGTTATATTTCGGGTTCTAGAGATATAAATTTTGATTTACGAAATGGGGGAAGTTTAGGTTTAGGAAAAAGAACTACTACAGGTATCAATGGATCTGTGACACTCCCAATCCCCGGAGGCATTTCAGATTCTAATAATGTTAAATTTGATAATGACTCTCTTGATGTATTAGGTGCTTTAACATTTGGTGCTGCTTTAAATCCAGTGGGAGCATTAGAGGCGGGTGCGGATTTACTAGATCAAGCACTTAACTCGGATAGAGACGCACTTGCAAAAGCTCTAGGCGGCGAGAGAGGTTCAAATTTAATATCAGCATTGCGTATAGGATTAGCGCAAGCGGCCGTGGGAAGAAAAGGAATGTTTTCCAGAATTGGTGGTGGTATCCTAAATCCTAATTTAGAACTCTTGTTTCAAGCACCTGGAATGAGAACTTTTAACTTTTCATTCACAATGTCAGCAAGAAGTGCTAAAGAAGCAATTCAAATTAAAAAAATTATAAGATTTTTCAAGCAAGGGATGTCTGTAAAAAGATCAACAAATAATATTTTTGTGTTAAGTCCAAATACATTCACAATAAATTACAAATTAGGCAATACTGGCAATGATCATCCTTCAATTGGAAAAATTAAAGAATGTGCATTGACTGATCTAAATACAACATATGGTAATGGATCAACATATATGACATTTGATGATCCTGACAGGACATTGACGACTTATAAAATTGATATGACATTCAAAGAACTTGATCCAATTACTGAAGACGATTACTTATCAAACACAGGCCCTTTAGCAGATCCTGATGAAGCTTTCCAACAATCCAACGCATTCCCCGGTGAAATAGGTTACTAATGGCAAGTTATTTCAGACAAGTTCCAGAATTCGATTATGTCAACAGAGACTCTGATGGCAAGAGTATTGGTGACTATCAAGTTGTAAAAAATTTATTCAAGAGAGTAAAACTTCGTCAAGATATTCTCGAAAATATTGCATACTTTACTCAATATCAAATTGTTGGTGATGATCGTCCCGATAATGTTGCTTTTGATGTTTATGGTGACGAAACATTTGATTGGTTAGTTCTTCTTTCTAATAATATCGTCAATGTTCAGAATGAGTGGCCCATGAATCAATCGGCGTTTGATGACTTCTTAATAAAAAAATATGGAACTATTGAGAAAACGCAAAATATTCATCACTATGAAACCAGAGAACTAAAGAATGATTCTGGACAGATCGTAACACCTAAAGGTTTGACTGTTCCTAATAATTATAAAGTTGAATATTTTGATGTTGAAAGGGGACAATATGTTATTAGAACGAATGAAGTAGATGCAGTTACGAACTATGTTTATGAAGTTCGTAAAGAAGAAGCAAAGAGAAACATCTACTTACTGAAACCAGATTATATTGAACTTGTCCTTGAGGATACACAAAGATTGATGCAATACAGAAAAGGTTCTACTCAGTATGTGAGTAGAACCTTGAAGAGAGGAGAAGATATTAGATTGTTTAATTAACTCTCTGCCAGTTTTTGGAAGTAGGAGAGTGCATCATCTTCGTCTTCATCCTTAGATGCAACTGGTGTGGATGCAGTAATATCAGGAGAATTGAAGTCAGGTTTGGAGCGTGTCAGTGACTCTTGAATCTGACGCTCTGCAGACTCTTTTGCTGCATAACCATCATACTCAGTCTCTTCATCTGCAGGAGAAGGAGTGCGGGACTTCTGTCCCAGTACATACTTCAGACGACGCTCAAGATCTTCATAGGACTTGAACTGATCTTCAGCAGTCAGTCCGGCGAGAGAATACTGCTTCTTCCAGATTGCTTCCATGGCATCATCATCGGAGAGGAGGGGAGAAGCTGCTTCAAACTCAGACTTATCATAGTTCCAGTAACCGTCTTTCTTGACGATCTTCAGTTTGAAGTTTGCACCCTGCCAGAAGTCAAAAGGATTGATAGGAGTTTCGTCTTCAAACTCAGGTTGCATTGCTTCCATGATCTTATCAAAGATCTTCTTACCGAACTTATAGAGGAAGACACCACCTTCGTTGTGAGGATTAGTAGGATCCTTCACAACATAAACATTTGCATAGTAAGACAGTTTACGCTTCTGCTTACGAACAATTTCTTTGTTAGAGTCAATACCGCTGTTCCACAGTTCGCGGTTGTGCTCTGATACGGGATCTTTCTGTCCCAGGGTTGTCAGAGAGTTTTCAATGTACCAACCACCAGGGCCTTGGAAGGCATGGGAGTACATTTTTGCCCAAGGGAGATCTTCTCCTTCAGGGGCAGGCAGGAAACGAAGAACGGCGAACCCGTTACCAACTTTATCTACTTCGGGTTTCCAGAGGCGATCATCACCTCCACCACCACTATTATTCATCTTCTCTACTTCTTTGACGAGTTTGGAAGTCAGAGAACCAATAGAGGATTGCTTTTTAAGATCAGAAAAGGACATTTTTGTATTTGTGAGATTTGGCTTTTGGGTACTTCGTTATTCTACACGTCGAAACCCTGCGTGTCAATCTGCTTCTTCATGGCGTCGAGCATCTTTCCCATATTAGAGAAGATGACACTAATGTCAACGTCTTTCGGAAGCCCCATCATTGTAGCAGATTCTACAATACGGGTTTTCATCATCTTTGCTTCGGGATCATCGGACAAACTCAGTCTCGTATAGAGAACTTTTTGTTTATCCAGAAGTCTTTCCAGAAGAGACACATGAAACTTTTTCTCCTCTGTATTCATAGAGGGGAACTTAAAAACACTACTGTAAACTTCTTCTTGAAGTTCCTGAATTTCCGTCATTTCTGCGCGGACTACATCAGAATCAAAAAAACTCATGCTTCTCCTAAAACTACTTCTTTCAATATTTTTTTGTAACGAAATACATCTATATTTAGGAAAGGTGTGTACTTTCTCAGTTTTAAACTTACTGATGTCCATA